GCAGCAGCAGATCGATCGCATACGCGCCCATGCGGGACGCCAGGATACGGTCGTATGGCCCTGGGGAGCCGCCGCGCTGGATGTGGCCGAGTACGGTTGCACGGGTTTCGCGCTTGGTTTCGGTTTCGATATATTTCGCCAGTTCATCCACATCACAGATATGCTCGGTGATGGCCACGATCGCGTGTTTCTTACCTTTCGCGATACCGGCTTTTTCGTTCACCAGATCTTCACGGCTGAACTCCACTTCCGGCACCACGATGAACTCACAGCCACCCGCAATCGCCGCCGCAAGGGTCAGATCGCCACAGTAGCGGCCCATTACTTCCACGATGGAGATACGCTGGTGAGAAGAAGAGGTGTCGCGCAGACGGTCAATCGCTTCAACAACGGTACCCAGTGCGGTGAAGAAACCGATGGTGTAGTCGGTGCCTTTGATGTCGTTGTCGATGGTGCCCGGCAGGCCGATGCACGGGAAGCCCATTTCAGTCAGACGTTTTGCACCCATGTAGGAACCGTCCGCCGATAACAACCAGCGCATCGAGGCCACGTTTTTTCATGTTTTCGATAGCCACTGCACGAACGTGTTCGTCACGGAATTCCGGGAAGCGTGCGGAGCCGAGGAAGGTGCCGCCACGGTTGATCATGTCAGACACGCTGTAACGGTCGAGCTGAACCATACGGTCTTCATACAAGCCCAGGTAACCGTCATAGACGCCAAACACTTCCAGACCTTCGGTCAGGGCTGCACGAACAACCCCACGAATTGCCGCGTTCATGCCGGGCGCATCACCGCCGCTTGTCAACACACCGATTTTCTAATCATGACTACCTCTGAACTTAGGAATGCAAAATTGAAATCTGTTGCCGAAGAAATTATTCCATCAACGAATACTGCAAATATATATCAATCTCTTCCAGCTGAATTGATCAGGTCAGACCCTATGGCGGTAATTTATACACAAAATGCTGGCCTGGCTCACTTTTTACACCGTATTACGAAAGCTGAACGTGTCCGGGTACACCGAGCAGGGTCCTGGTGAATGATGACGTCTGAACCAGGAAAACGCTGCAAAATCGCCTGCTCGACCTGCTCAGCTATGATGTGAGCCTGAACCAACGGCAGGTTGCTTCCATTTCAATGTGAATCTGAATAAGCGGGTCGGCCCTGACTGCCGCGTACGAAGATCGTGTCCCACTGACGCCGGGCCAGGAGGTCACGATGGAATATATATCATCGCGTTCTGCGTCCGGAAGCGCGCGGTCGAGAAAGCGATTGCACCGCGTCATACCCCATCCGTAAAGCGCTATACAAGATATAGACGCCAATCCTAACGCAAACAACGCGTCCGCACGATGCCAGCCATACCAGGCCAGACCGAGCGCAATAAGAATCGCCCCATTCATCAATACATCAGATGATAATGAAGCATATCTGCCCGTACCGCCTGGCTTTGCGTTTACGCACGACCCAGCGCTGGAACGTTACCAGAACAAGAGTGCTTATAGTGCGATTACCGTAACACCACGCCGACGCCCGGATCGTTCATCGGTGCGGCGAGGCGAGATGCTGAATGCCGGTTAAAAACAGGAACAGCGCCGAACCGGAAATAAACATGCTTTGCGCCAGCGCCGCCAGCGATTCCGCCTTTCCGTGCCCGAAGGTTGCTCTCATCAGCCGGTTGCAGCGAATAGCGCACCACCAGCAGGTTGGTCAGCGAGGCGGCAATATCCACCAGCGAGTCCACCAGGGCAGCCAGAATACTGACCGAGCCCGTGTACCACCACGCAAAATTTGATAATCAGCAAACACGACCCATCACCGTCGCGGCTATTGCGGCCCGGCTACCAGCCGGCCATAGGATTGATTCATAAACACTCCTGTCATGCCATGGCGCTAGTAAACGGATGGAAGAGGAGTCTAAGGATGAATAAAAGGTAACAAACCTGAATGACGGGCAAAAAAACCCCCACATCATGTGGGGGAAGACAGGGATGGTGATTAATTTATCCCTGTAAACCACAGAAACATAAGGATTGTTTCTACCGATGTCCACACATCGTCCACACATCGAAAAAAGCCCGCTTAAGCGGGGCCTTCTTCACAGCGTCAGACTAAGCTGATCGCGTCCATAATGGGAAACAGGGAATGCGCCCGCGGTATGAATCCGGGTTCTAACTGATCCTTCTTTCTCGCCGGGTGACAATCTTTTCAACGCTGGTTGAGTGTGGTGATGACAGGCCGCATTCCATGTTCTGGCACTGGTGATACTGCTGATCGTAACTTCACTGAGTGGCTTCTGGTACGAGTGCGGGCCGTAGCGCCGCAATGTGGACATTTGAACTAATGATGACTCCCCACGGAGTTGAACTCACATTCATTCTATTCAGTTTCAGCAATCCAGTCAGATATTTTTGCTTCAAGTTAAGCTGTGTAGTAAACCCGTTGCTGTCTACATCATGCTGTACCTGCTGATTATCCAGTCCTGGGCGTCAATATCAGCTTTGAAGCCGGTCACTGTTGCGTGCATTTCTGGGTACAAATCTGCGCGCCCCGCGCCAGGGTGATCGAGAACTCAGCCGCGCCACGTTGCAATTGTTGCCACTTCGCAGCCGCTGCACGCCGGGCCGCATCCTCATTCTGGAACGTCTTACGCATGATGAACACATTACCATCAGCGCCTTCAATATAATCCCTTCACGGCTGCTGCTCTTGTCGGCCTTTTTCGTTGATGCCTGCGCTTACGCTGACCTTTTTCTTTTTGCCAAAATTTAAATCCAGCCAGTACGCCCTGACACCTGTATAGCATCACGATCTGCAATTCTGAATCTGTGCCTGTCACCGCTGCTACGTGTGATCACTATGGACGGATTGGCTTGCCTGATGCGGTGAAGCCGCCGCCGGGTATGATAAATAACAGATAACCATTTTTTACCGTGGCGATTGCCCCCAGCATTTCCGCCATCCTTGTCAAAATGACATATCGCTTTCTTGAGTCTGATCGGCGTGGTCATCTCAATATTCATCAACATATCGCTGATCTGCGCTTTCAGGCCATAGCGTTTGGCGATTGCCGAAACTACACGTTCCACGGTTACATCGTGCCAGGACACTTCGCGTTTAACGTTGAATTCTTCACGAAAATCAGCGCTACGGGCCGTAACCGTTACACGGTCTGGCGGGCCGTCGTGCGCCACTTCATCAACGGTGTAACCCCTTTATATATCAGCGCCTCCCCCATCCACCCAACCATAAGACAGCTCGACGCCGCGCCCTGGCAATGCCACATCACCGGCTGTATCGTCCAGTTCCATCGTTAGCTGATCGGCCTCAAATCCACGGTTATCAGTCAGGCTAAGTGAAATAACTCGATCAGCCAGTTCCTGAAGTACCTTGTTACCCATCTTGATGCTAAATGCGGGGCTTTTACACGCTTCAGTAAGCGTGTTGTTTATCCCAGATACGCCGTTAGAAATGCCGTTTTGATTGACGAAATACTCATGCACCCTCCTGTATAACAGGATGATTCCACGCGGGCGCGCGAGGCGAAATTGCTTTTAGTTGTCAGAGGGATAGAACAACCCTAATGGCGTGAATACCTGTACTCAATCAGCAATGATGTTGCCGAACTCAATAAAACGTAATGTGACAAACATGGCTGAGACACGTTTTCATGGTGCACGCACCAAAGAAGAAACCGATCTCATCACGGCAATTAACGACATTGATTCCAGCGTCATAGGCCTGGTGGCTGTGGCTGATGACGCGGATGAAGATGCGTTCCCCTTAACACCCCAACGCTGATAACCCGCGTTCAGTCTGTGCTGGGTAAAGCAGGTAAAACCGGCTCACTGTATAAAACCCTGAAAGCCATTTCAGACCAGTGCAGCCCTAAAGTGGTTGTTGTTCGTGTTGCTGAAGAAAAGGCGGCGGTAGAAGGCGCTGAAGCACAAACACAGTCTCAGTTAATTATCGGCGGCTCTGATGCTGATGGTAATTACACCGGGATGTATGCGCTACTGACTGCCGAACAAAAAACCGGGTACCACCCGCGCATTTTGATTGTGCCGGAGTACGACACCGAAGAAGTCACTTCACAGCTTTGCGTGATTGCAAAACAGCTTCGCGCTTTTGTTTACGCTGGCTGTAACGGCTGCAATACCATCGCTGAAGCCCGCGCTTATCGGGAACCTTCGCATCACGTGAACTGATGCTGCTCTGGCCCAATTTTATTGCGTATAACCTGGCATCGGGGGAAAACGAAGAATTCCCGTCACCGGCATTTGCAGCAGGGTTGCGCGCAAAGATCGATAACGAGAAAGGCTGGCATCGCTCGCTTTCAATATCATCGTCAGCAACGTCCTTGGCGTGTCGAAAGATGTTTTCTGGTCATTGCAGGCTGAAGACAGTGATGCGCAGACGCTGAACAATGACGACATCACAACCATCATCAAACGTAACGGTTTCCGTTTCTGGGGCAACCGCACCACTGACACCAGTGAATTCATTTTTGAGGTGTATACCCGCACGGCTCAAATTCTGGCGGACACTATCGCAGAGGCGCAGTTTGAAACCATTGACGGGCCGCTTACGCCTACCAATGTGAAAGACGTGGTGAGCGCTATCAAGAAGAAACTGAGCGCGCTGGTAACTGCTGGCAAGCTACTTGGGGCGGATTGCTGGTTTGATATTGTGGATAACGCAACAACCGATCTACGTCAGGGAAAGTAGTTATTCGCTACAAATACACACCGGTTCCGCCAATGGAAAATCTCACGCTGATCCAGACGTTCACCGATGAATATATTGAACCTGCTTTCTCAGCGCTTGGGGGTGAATAATGGCTATTCCAGCAAAACTACGGCTGTTTACCTGCTTCGTTAATGGCGTCAACAATATTGGCAAAGTGACTTCTCTCACCCAGCCGAAGCTAACCCGTAAAACTGAAGATTATCAGGGTGGCGGCATGATTGGCTCGGTTGCTGTCGATCTGGGTCTGGATAGCGGCGCACTTGATGCCACGATGGTTGTTGGCGGTCTGGTTAAGGAGTTATTGCTTGAATACGGCGGCGATCTCGATGGCACCCTTTTACGCTTCGTTGGCGAGTATTACACGTCAGGTGAAAGTCAGATTGTTGAAGTGGAAATGCGCGGCAAATTCACTGAGATCGATAACGGCGAAAGTAAGCAGGGTGAGGACACGTCCGTAACCTACGCCATTAAAACACCTACTACAAGTTAACGATTGACGACGCGCCGGTCTGGGAAATTGATCTGCTGAACTTCGTTTACAAGAAAGACGGTAAAAATATTTATCCATCCCGCGTGACCTCCGCGCTGGGAATGGGTAGCTGATAAACCTTTAAAGTGCGGCGCTCAGGGAGTGCCGCCGGAGACAAAATCAATGACTGATAAAAATACTGTAACCCTGTCTAACCAATCATGCGGAATGGTAATGAAATCACCACAATTACCATCACGGATGAAGTAAAACAGGCTGGCTCTCTGCGCGGCCTGCGCCTGGTGAACGTTATGAATATGGACGTTGACAGCATCAGCACGCTGCTAACCCGCTGCACCTCCCCACGCCTCAAACAGGCAGAGATCGAAACTATGGCAACCACTGACTTTGTGTTGTTCTGTGAGGTACTCACGCCTTTTTAGCTCCGCCGGAGCCTGGCATGAAGAACGAGACGGAGACGGAGAGCGAGTAAACGTCCCGCACTTCGACCTGATCGACGATCTGGTTGCTGATATAGCAGTTATTTTCAACTGGCCGCCCTCAGAGGTTTTCACTATGTCCCTGAGTGAGGTGATAGCCTGGCGTGAGCGGGCGGCTATCCGAAGCGGAAACAGTGAAGATGAAAGACCTTAGTATTCGCGTTGCCTTTAGCGCGATTGATAAACTAACCCGCCCCGTAAATGCCGCCCGCAATTCTGTGGGCGGTTTATCTGAATCCCTCAAAAAAACACAGTCTTCAATTAAAGATCTCGATACGCAATCCCAGGCATTCACCCGCCTTAATGAGCGCGTAAAAAAAACATCGCAACAACTTGCCACCACCCAGCGCGCCTTTGACGGACTGAACAAGGCTCAGAAAGAAGGGGCTACACTCACCGATGCGCAGCGCGAGCGCATGACCGCACTGGCAGCTAAGATTGACCGCCTCAGCGCCAGCCGTTCAAAAGAGACAGCAAGACTTCAGCAGGCATCCCAGGCGCTACGCGCACACGGCGTTTCACTTGCTGGCGGGGATCGCACAATCCAGAGCGCTATCAGGCGCACTGAACAATACAACCAGACACTGGAAAGAGAGCGGCGACAGCTTGCAGCGGTGACGAATGCACGAGCACGCTATGATCGTCTTAGCGCTAAGCGGGCAATCTCCGAACCGGCGGGACCGTTGCTGTTGGTGCAAGCGTCGGTGCAGGCTATGCCGCCGGGCGATTCCTTGCGCCTGCTGTCGGATTTGATGAGGAAATGTCACGCGTTGGTGCTTTGACGCGCCTGGATAAAGGCGATGAACAATACGCAGCACTTCGCGCCCAGGCCAAAAAGCTTGGCGCAGAAACGGCATTCACTACGCGTGATGCCGCCAGCGGGCAAGCATTTCTCGCAATGGCGGGCTTTACTCCCCAGGCTATTCAGGCGGCTTTGCCTGGCGTACTGAATATGGCGCTTGCCGGTGGGATGGATCTTGGTGAGTCTGCTGATATCGGCTCAAATATCCTTACGCAATTTAAACTGTCATCAGATCAGATGGACAGGGTTGGCGATACGCTGACAGCGGCATTCACCCGAACCAATACCGACCTGCGCGCGTTGGGCGACACCATGAAATATGCGGGGCCGGTCGCCGCCAATCTGGGATAAGCCTTGAGCAGGCATCAGCAATGGCAGGAATGCTCGCCAATAACGGTCTGCGCGGAAGTGATGCCGGTACAGCACTGCGTTCAAGCCTTTCCCGCCTTGCCTCTCCGCCAAAAGCCGCGGCTGACGCGCTGAAAGAACTCGGCGTATCAGTTGCTGACGCTAACGGCAAAATGCGCCCGATGGAAACGGTACTGCTTGATCTGTTTAAGGCCACTCAAAATACGGGCAGGTTGATCAGGTTTCATTCTTCAAAAACATTGCCGGTGAGGAAGCCTTCGTTGGTCTGCAAACGCTGGTACAGGCAGCGGGTTCCGGTGAACTGCAAAAGCTCACAAAGGAACTTCAGAACGCAGCCGGTGAATCAGCTACCGTTGCGAAAAAAATGGCTGACAACCTGGGCGGCGATCTGAAAGAACTCGACAGCGCCTGGGAAGCTTTTCGCATTCAGATAGAGGAGTTAGCGGACGGTGCATTACGTAAATTAACTCAGGCATTGAGCGGCTCTATAGGGGTGATGACTGAGTGGGCGCGCAACAACCCTCAACTTTCAAAGACACTACTGGTGACACTCGGAAGCACCCTGGCGCTGACTGCCGGGATTGGTGCAATTTCCCTGGCTGTTGGTTTGCTCTTGGGGCCTCTGGCTAAGTTACAGCTTGGTTTCTCCCTGCTGACAAGTGCGAGCGGGCTGGGCGGAGCTATTCCCCTGTTTACCCGTCTCGGTAGAGTCGTAGCCGGGCCGCTTGGCAGCATTCGTGGCTGGGGCCAGGCATTAAGCATGTTAGCGGGAAGCGCCGGAAAACTTACCGGCATATTAACGCCATTGCGCGGAATACTGGCGGCAGCATTTATATCACCAGGCGCGGCGCTTGGCGGGCTGGTTAAAGGCATTGGCGGCTTGCTTATCAGGCTGACCGGCCTGCCCGCCATTATGGGGATCGCATCATCAGCACTGAGTGCATTGGGCGGCGCATTATCTTTGCTGTTAAGCCCAATAGGGTTGATCGGTGCGGCATTTATCGCGGCAGGGCTGCTGATCTGGCGGTTCTGGGAACCTATTAAGGCATTTTTCGCGGGGTTCTTTTACGGGGTGATGCAGGCGCTTACGCCGTTGCGTGATGCCTTCGCTGGACTGGCCCCTGTGTTTGGGGTGATTGCAAATGCCGTCTCTCAGTTGTGGCAGTGGTTCACCAATCTGTTTACCCCCATGAATGCCAGCAAAGAAACACTGGATAAATGCGCAAGCGCCGGTGAGACATTCGGCAGAGTTTTTGGCCTCGCCATTCAGGGGCTAATGTTACCTCTGACCGGGCTGGCCAGAATGATTGGCTGGATACTGAAAAAACTCGACATCATTCCAGACGGCATTGATGCGGCACACGCTAAAGCACAGTCGCTGGCAAAAGATCCCGTTGTGTGGGAGTGGGATGATAAGCAGAAAAAAATGGTTAAAAAGGAATGGCATTGGTCAAAAAAGAGGACAAGCCAGCCACGCCTGAAATCACTCCACCATCAGCCATCGTTGGCTCTGAAACAGGAACCCAGCGCCGCCTTCAAAAGATTGCTGATAACACCGGCGGAATGCTGGATGAAACCAAAAAACAGCGAATCGGCCCCGGCGATATTGTTTTTAAAAATTTGCCCCAGGCACTTGCTGTTCATGGTGCATGGCAGGAAGCACGATCAACGCCTGGCGCAAACATGGCGCAATTGAGCGCCCGACCAGTAATTGCAGGAGCATCAGCGCCAATTAAAGCCCCGGCAATTAGCCCGGCGGTATCACAACCCGGACGATATGAGCGAAGCCCCCAGACTCAATCCGCTGCATCCTTTGGCGAAATGCACGTGCACGTGCATCTGCATGGCAACTTCACAGACAACGCGCGCGATATTGCCCGCATGACTGCTGACGCGGTGCAGGCGGAATTCGATAAGCGCTTCCGTTCACGTAGCAGATTCAGCGACAGCGAATAAAGAGGATAGGAAATATGATGATGGTCTACGGAATGTTTGTCTTTGAATTGAAGACCATTCCACACCAGCAAATGCAGCAGTCTAAAACCTGGCGGCATGTGAAAAACGAACGGATCAACCGCTCTGCAAAATGGCAGTACATAGGCGCAGGCGATGATCAAATTACACTTTCAGGCGTACTGTACCCACAAATTACGGGCGGCAAAGTTAGTCTTGCCGTACTGGATACACAGGCATATACCGGGCGGCCCTGGCCCCTGATTAGTGGAACAGGTCAGATATTCGGGATGTATGCCCTTACCCAGTTACAGACCACTCACACGGAATTTGATCAGTATGGCGAGGCACAAAAAATTGAATTTACGATTACTTTTCAGCGGGAAGATGAAGACCTTAGAGAAAGCCTACAGGCATCATCTGTGGGTGATTTGCTGGGCAACCTGCAAAGTACAGCCAGCTCTGCATTTAACAGTGTGAGCACCGCCGCCTCAAGCCTGTTTTAACTATAAAATGCCGCGTTCTATGGCGCGGCTTTTCTTTTTTCATTGCTCCATGCCCTGGCCTTCTAACTGAGCCAGCTTATCGACCGGAAACTTTTTGTATAACGTAGAGATCCCGACATCATAAATGATTGCAACCTGTTGGCGTGTCGCCTTACCGGTCTGAATTAACCGCCCCATTTGCTCCCATTCCTCGCTTGAGTGTTTTGGCGGCCTTCCCCCAATGCGCCCCTTTTTCTCGCGGCTGCCAGCCCAGCGCAAGTGCGCTCTATTATTATTCACGCTCCATTTCAGCCAGCGCAGACATGATGTGAAACGTAAACCGCCCATGCTTGTATTTGTGTTTATCCCTTCCGTGATAGAGAGAAACTCCACATTCATTTGCTTAAATTTTTGCAGTAGATCAGCAAGATTGATTAATGAGCGCCCCAGGCGATCCAGCTTCCACACCACGACCGTATCACCTGGCTTTAAGGTTCTGAGTAACTTATTTAGCCCCGGCCTTTTTGCCTTTGTTCCGGTCATTTTGTCTTCAAAAATTAGCTCACAATTTGCGCGCTCGATTGCGTCACGCTGCAACTCTGGATTTTGGTCAATTGTTGACACCCTGATATAACCAATTCTCATAAAATCCTCCGTCTTAGTATGCCCAATCGCTGTCCATATTCTATCGAGCAAAGTCATTTTTGACTGTACTGCAGCGATGTCCGGCATCGTCAGGACTGTCTATGTTTTCCTGAAAATCTTGGTTTAGGAGAGGCGGCAAAAGCTGTCGCACAGTACGGTAATGTCTTTTCTCTGCCAGGAAGAAACATCCTTATACATGGTAGTTCTTACTCAACGAATGTGTGGTAATAATATTATTCTACATGCATGCTTCAGCCTATTGTATCCAATTAGCAAATTATGTCGGCGTAGGATTAGGTTACCGTTCGGAACTTTAGTAGCACTAAATTCCAACCTGTAACAAGCATATAATTGCTTAAACGTTGGTTTAGGGGAAGGCGCAAAATGCCAGCCACAAGCGGGTATGCTTCTTCATCGGGCTGGGTCAAGTTTCCTTTATCAGATGGAACAGCAATCATTTTTCAGTGGGGAACTGTAACTGTAAGTGCGCCCTGAATAGCGGATCACAAGTTAAGGGTATGATGGCGTAACTTCATTCAGTTATCCGATTGCTTTCCCCAACGCAGCACTGACAGTAAATGCTACTCCTTCTGACTCAGGGGAAACTCTTGTTGAAACCGCAACCGCAAATATTAATGGCAAAGTAACAGCCACTATCCGTGTTGGGGGATAGCAATAAAATCAGATTCTGCAACCACTGCTGAAATGCGGGCATTTGTGTTCGCGATAGGATATTAAAGGTTGGTTTGAGAGAAGCGGCAAAACGTGACATCGGCAGTGGTGCTAATCAAGTGCCAGACATGAATCTTTTCTCTAACGCTTTTAATGGGGTAAGCGGTTATTGCTACCTTCCGAACGGTGTAATTATTCAGTGCGCTGGTATTAGCGGGATTCCAGCAGGCGGATCGCTTGAAGTGGCGTATCCAATAGCCTTCCCTAACGCGATGATGTTTGTGATTGCTTCTCCAGCCACTGCCACCAATGGAACGACACCAATATCCATAGCAATAGATGCGGCATCCGTTGCTGATCCGAAAAGACGATTATGATCAGAAACGTTTCAAGTGTTAATAATGGAGGCACTCGCCTATTTGCTCTTGGCAGGTAGCGAAGTAGCGCCGCCACGATAAATACATTTTTGTTGTAAGCGATAGGTGACAACTAAACTTGCTCAAAAGCTGCCATTAAGAAAGATAGGATATCAGATTATTATAAACTGGAGAGCTAAAAATGAATTATTGGTTCAGCCCTAAAAATAACGCATTCTATCCTGTTGCGCTTAAAGAAAGTTATGAGGCGGCTGGAAGTTTGCCAGACGATATTATTGATGTTTCTGATGATATCTTTATTGAATTCAGCGGAACGCCGCCAGAAGGAAAAACAAGGTCTGTCGGTGCTGATTCAATGCCATGCTGGGAAGACTTACCAGTAGAATCGCTGAGTAAAGAAGAATTAAAAGCCCAAGCCAGAAGATTAAGAGACTATTTTATTGAAGCCACTGATAAAATGATGGTTTCTGATTATACGATTAGCGATGTAAAACTAACTGATGATCAGCGTGAAGAACTATCTACAGTGCGCGCGACGTTCAAAAGCTGGCCTGAATCCAATGGTTGGCCTGATATTGAGCTTCCTGAGATACCACAATGGATATTGATAGAAGCAGTCAATAATGGTTATGTTGTTACAAACTGGCCTCATAAAAAAGCCCGGAAGGGCTTTTTTATTATCAACACCCTATCGCTAGCCACATAATACTACGATCATAATATTGGCTATCTCCCTGTACCACCTTTGCGCTTGCTAGATAGGCGCTTGAGTTATTCTTAGCATATCCATTCACCATAGAAAAAAGCTAACATCAGCGGTGTCTGTAGTGTGAGCCATTCCTATCAGAATAAATACTTTATTGGGGAAACTACTGGAAAGTTAAAGTTGTATTTACTCGAACTGGTAAGAAGCCCCATTGAAAGATAATGCCGCTGGGTAAACAAGCATAGCCGGAGGTAGAGGCGCTGCTTTGAAAGCTGGACATATCAGGCAATTCATTACTACCAGTTCCGACGCCTCTTTTCGCGGCTTCTCCTAAACCAAGGTTTTAAGAACCTCAGCGACCAGCCCTGCATCAGCCATTTCCTTTAATGCGTTCGCCGTTAACGGGTACTGTTTATGCGGATTAGCCTTAGCCTCATGAGCGGCTACCAGCTTATCTGCGTATGTTTTACCTCGATCACAGCATCATCAACATATTGCCGCGTTGCCAGCACAACCGATGGATCAACCTTCAGGGTAACTGCATCTGTGCTCGATACGGTAAGAAGCATCCTGATAACCTGAGTTCGGCCTGAACCTTCCTCAGTTGTCGCCTTGTAAGTTTCCGGGCAATTAGCGATTGCGATCAAATCACCATCAGCATCAAAAAGCCCAATTTCACGAATCCACCAACCGCCAGCAGACTCAGGAATAATCTGTTCAGCGATAATCTGACTATCGTTTTTTCATCAACCGAAAGAGAATTAAGCGGCGCGCGGCGTCGCTCATTGATCAGCTTTGTCTGGGCCTGGCTCGGTGTTGGTGATACGCCGCCGCCATCGCCTACAGCGAGTGAAGTTATTTCCAGTTTTTCACCCAACGCCGCCATGTTTGATAATTTCGCCGCGCCCACATTGGTCAGGAGTGCAAAAATTTAGCCGCCATTTGTAACCTCTAATGTATCAATAATATGTATTGCCCCGCCGTGGAAGTAACCGCCACTGACTTCGACGGCCTCTGGCACCCAGGGGTAAATAGTCATCACGTCTCCGCCATAGCAACCGGCGTGAGCGAATAGCTCCCCCGATACCTGCAAATTAATCGCAAGCCCGGTTAGGTGGCGTGAGCATGGTTTTGCATCAGCGATCAGGCGTTCAAGTTCAAGATAGGTTTCCTCGGTAATACCCGATTCAGACACACCGATCTCAAGCTGAAATGTTCCCGGCTCGCCGCCAGTCTGCCACCACTCAATCACCTTGATCAGAAAGCCGAACGGCTCCACCACCCGGCGTAATGCTGAAATAGTTCCTTTCTGACGGTGTACCGCCCAGGCGGATTTAATTACCTGGCGTTTGGTCTGCTCTGACCAGCCCTTATCCCAGCGATCAACAGACAGCGCCCACGCCAGATAGGGCAGAAGTGCAACCGGGCATTCATCGGGATTCCACAGCTTGCGCAGATCTACAGGAATTTCAGATATACGCTGAGTACCCATTTCCGCACGGCGCAGAAAATCACTGGCTTTTGGGGTTAACAGACTTTTATTCATCTGTTCCGCCTTTGGTAATTGTTACTGACGTGCAGCGCGCCGCCTGGGTGTCACTGATGACGACATTGGCGGGAGGTGACTGAACCTCAACACGCTGCACCCCCTGAACGTGCAATGCCGCCATGATTGCTGATCTGGCAACATCGCGACCTATACTCCCCTGGTCTGCCAGCCAGGACTGCAATGCCTCTTCAGCAGCGTCTGCGATAGGTTCTGATTCCGGGCCAGGGTAGAAATACAGGGTTGCCGCAATCTCATAGTCGACGATCTCTGCACTCTGCACCGTCAGCCGGTCGCCTACAGGACGCACACTATCATCGGATAGTGCCGCGTT